AAGTTTAAATTCTAATGGCTCAACAATCCACTGGAAGTGGGGGGTTAGGTACAGCTCATCCTGTACCTTACTCACCTGAACAACCTGATGAAAAGGTTGAAGAACAAGAAGAAAAAGAATACTCATCTCTTGAGGAAGCCCTCTTGGGTGAGTAAGAGGAGAGGTGGCTGAGAGGCTTATAGCGACTCCCTGCTAAGGAGTTATGGATTCATCCATCGAAGGTTCGAATCCTTCTCTCTCCGCTCGCGAGATTAGTTTAGCGGTAAAACTCTAGTCTTCCAAACTAGGTTCATCGGTTCGATTCCGATATCTCGCTTAGGCACTGGCCCTCCAAGGAGGATACCCTTTGCCGTCTAGACGGTGGGAAAGACCACAACAATAACATCGATAAAAATTTTCGTACGAAAGAAAGTAAACACATACCTTAGATTAACTAATCATGGCTCAACAAGCCACAACTGCTAATGCTAACGGCCCTATTTATGGAGGTGCCGATAACGGTGCCCTGACTAATGCGGGTACCGCAGCACAAAGACGAGCCCTTTACCTGAAATTGTTCTCAGGAGAAATGTTCAAAGGGTTCCAACATAATACAATAGCAAGAGATCTAGTTACTAGGCGTACTCTAAAGAACGGCAAATCATTGCAGTTCATTTTCACAGGTAGGACAAAATCCGAATTTCATATTCCGGGCCAGTCCATCTTGGGTAACGATGAGAAGACGCCTCCAGTAGCAGAGAAGACCATCACAGTTGATGATCTACTTATCAGTTCAGCATTCGTATATGAATTAGATGAGACACTTGCGCATTACGATTTGAGGGGAGAAATCTCTCGTAAGATCGGTTATGCTCTAGCTGAAAACTACGACCGTAGAATCTTTAGAGCTATAACAAAAGCTGCAAGAGCAGCAAGCCCAGTATCCCTAACTAACTTTGTGGAACCGGGTGGAAGTATGCTTAAGGTTGGCGCAGATACAAGTACAGACAAGAAGGACGCTTATGATTCTACTAAGCTGGTAAATGCATTCTATGATGCTGCAGCAATTCTAGATGAGAAGGGTGTTTCTGGTGATGGACGCGTAGCCGTTTTAAACCCTCGCCAATATTACTCGCTGATACAAAACGTATCCTCTAACGGTCTCATTAACCGTGATGTACAAGGTACTTCACTACAGTCTGGAAACGGAATCATTGAAATTGCAGGCATCAAGATCTACAAGTCAATGAACATCCCATTCTTCGGTAAGTATGGTACATCATCTGATCCTAATAGGACTGGGTATGACTCTGATGACAACTTCGGATCATTCGTTGGAGCAACAATGGAAGATCAGGAGCAAGCTGCTAACAGTGGTACTCCTGCTGGTGGACAGAAGACAACTAATAACTATGGTTTAGCTGCTAAGTTTGCTAACTCCTGTGGATTAATATTCCAGAAGGAAGCTTGCGGTGTAGTAGAAGCCATTGGCCCTTCTGTACAAACGACTTCCGGTGACATATCGGTGGTCTACCAAGGAGATGTCATCCTAGGGCGTTTGGCAATGGGAGCCGATTCACTGAATCCGGCTTGCGCTGTTGAACTTATCGCTGGTATCAATACATCTAACGCAGCTGCAACAGGCTGGGATGGATCTGGTACTGAGAGTACATCTATATCTGATGCTGGTTTCACAGCTTCTAACCTCGCTTCTGCAGGTTAATAGATTAATTTTAACTAATTATATATACATAGGGGGGCTCCGGCTCCCCTTTTTTTTTATTCACTAAACTTTATGGCTACCTCGACAATAGACACCGATACCGAACTATCCGCTGTGAACTCAATTCTGGGTAGCATTGGTCAATCACCAATCACATCTCTTAATTATGAGAATCCAGAAATAGCTTACATTTATAATATTTTAAATGAAGTTAACAAGGATGTACAAAATGAAGGCTGGCATTTTAATACTGAGAACCATGTAAAAACTGGTCCAGATGCAGATGGTTACATAACCCTACCAGCTAATACATTAAGATATGATTTAACTGATGATTCACATAACAAAACAATGGATCTTGTGGTCCGTGATGGAAAACTGTATGATCTGGTTGACCACACTAATGTGTTCACTGGAGATATTTATCTAGATGTAGTAACTTTATATGAATTTACAGATCTACCTAATGCATTCCAACGATATATTACTTATAGAGCTTCGGTCAGAGCTGCCACTCAACTAGTATCTAACCCACAACTGGTAACATTATTACGTCAACAAGAAGCTGTAGCAAGAGCCACTTGTATGGAGTACGAATGTAACCAAGCAAGTCATAGTTATATGGGTTGGCCGCATGATACTTATTATAGACCATATAAACCTACATCAGTATTAGCACGATAATGTCAAGTATAACACAAACAATACCTTCATATAATAATGGGATATCTCAACAACATGACTCACTGAAATTACCCGGACAAGTCTCTGTTGCTAAGAATGTGTTACCTGATATTACAGAAGGATTACAAAAACGTCCGGGTTCAAGATTAGTAAGTTCCCTAAGTGATGATGGAACAGCCTCTAACAATTCAACAGCCACTGGAAAATGGTTTAGTTATTACCGTGATGAACAGGAACAATACTTAGGTCAAATAGCTAGAGATGGTACAGTTAGAATGTGGACTGTTGGAGCACAAGATGTAGCCAGTATTACATACCCAGCTGGATCACCTATGGCTGTGTATTGGGGCACTGGTACAACAGCTACTTCAACTACACTTAAAGCATATTTAGAGCATTCTAAAGATGATGATCTTCAGATGCTTACATTAAACGATTATACTTATGTAACTAATAGAGCAGCATATGAGGATGATGGTACTACAGCACATACAAAAACTGAAGTAGCAATGACTGCTACTGTAGAAGCAACTAGACCTCCAGAAGCTTATATAGAATTAAAGAAGATATCATATGCAAGTCAATATGCAGTAAATTTATATGATAATACTACTGAAACTTCTATAACTACAGCTACACGTATTAAAGTACAACGTGTGAATGACAGCAGCAATGGATGTGCTAGTGGTGGTGGTTTATCTGGTTTACCAGAAGGTGGTTATTTTTGCACGTCAGGTAATTCTAGAGATAGCTATTGTCCTAATGTGGATACACAGTTATTCAATGTAGATTATGCTGCATCTGGAGATACTACTGATGCTAATGGTCAGGCTTGGACTTACAGTGGAGCTGTGAATGGTGGTACTGCTAGTGATCGGAAGCATTTATATTTTCGAATAGTTACTATTGGTCAGTCAGTACCAGAAGGTGGTAATGCTACTAACCCTGATTATCATTGTCGTTATACTACTACTCACGATTTACTATATGGTGGAGAAGGATGGGTAACTGGTGATTATTTCTATGCTTGGATGAAGAATGCTAAGTATAAAATTACAGTTCAAGAGCATAGTACTGCTAAGGTTAAAGCTAATTTAGCAGCAGCTAGACCCTCACCAACACCTTATGATAATGAAACTACTATTACTGCTGAGAGTATTTTAGGTTCTCTTGAGACAGAGATCATAGCTGGAGGTACATTTACTGATGCTAATATAACACAGATTGGTAATGGTTTATATGTAACTAGAGCTTCAGGTGCATTCAATATATCTACACCTGTAACAGATTTACTAGGAGTGTTTACTGATAGTGTTAATAGTATAGATGAACTACCTTCTCAATGTAAGCATGGTTATGTAATTAAAATAGCTAATAGTGTAGAGGATGAAGACGACTGGTATGTTAAGTTCATAGGTAAGGATAATAAGGACGGATCTGGTGTCTGGGAAGAATGTCCTAAACCCGGTAGAACAGTAGAGTTCGATGCCAATACGTTACCTATACAGATTGCACGTAAACAGGATGATGGGTCTGGTACAGTAACAGGTACAGCTTATAAAATTTACTTTGATGTTAATATTAATAATTGGGAGGATGCATTAGTTGGTGATGAGAAGACTAATAGTGAGCCAAGTTTTGTTGGAAAAAAAATTAACAAGATGTTATTCTTTAGGAATAGGTTAGTCCTGTTTTCTGATGAAAATGTTATACTATCCCAAGCTGGAGAGTTCTTTAATTTTTGGAACAAAACTGCTTTATCATTTACCAATATAGATCCTATTGATTTGAAATGTAGTTCAGATAAACCTGCTATAATATGGGATGCTATTGCTGTCAATGCCGGTTTAGTTATGTTTACAAAAACACAACAATTCATGCTGACAACTGACAGTGATATATTAAGTCCTAATACAGCTAAAATAAACAACCTTGCTAACTATAATTTTAACTCTCAAACTAGTCCTATATCATTAGGTACAACTGTTGGCTGGTTAGATAATGCAGGTAAGCATTCAAGATTCTTTGAAATGCAACGTACCATGCGTGAAGGAGAACCAGAGATAGTAGAACAAAGTAAAATTGTATCAAAATTATTTAATAAAGATCTACGCTATATCTCTAACTCTAGAGAGAATGGTATAATATTCTTTAGTGAAGATGGGGCTAACACATTATATTGTTATAGATATTTCTCAGCTTCAGATAAACGTATCCAACAAGCTTGGTTTACTTGGGAACTACCCGGAACTATACAACATCATTCAGTACTAGATGACTCATTATATATTGTCTTGAGGAATTCTTCTAAAGATTCACTATTAAGATTTGATATAAAATTACATTCAGATTCTCGTACAGTTACAGATGATCTAGATACTACAGATACATCAGATGACATTACTTATAGACTACACTTTGATAATAGTAAGGTTATAGCATCTTCAGCTTTAGGATATTCAGCTACAACAGGTAGAACTGGATTCACTAAACCTGATGGATATAATGTTACAACAACTACAACATCCTCAGACTATAGAAAGTTAGCTGTATACTGCCATAGTGCAGGTGATGAAGTAGGTAGATATGCGGAAGCTTCAGTAGTAGGTTCTAATATAGAATTCGATGGAGATTGGACTGGACAAGATTTAACAGTTGGATATCTATTTGATTATGAAGTTCAGCTTCCTACTATATATGTACAGAAACAAGAAGGTGATAAAGTTAGATCAGATGTCCAAGGTTCTCTAGTAGTTCACAGAGTTAAATTAAATCTAGGTAATGCTGGATTATATGAAACCTTAATTGAACGTACTGGAAAGCCAGATTATACAGAGATTTGGGAACCTGTTTTAACTGATAATTATAATGCTAACGCAGTTGGTTTTATAGAATCTATCACTCAAACCGTACCAACATATGAGAAGAATACAAATCTAACATTAACATTAAAATCAACCCACCCTGCTCCTGCTACATTAATTTCAATGTCGTGGGAAGGTGATTACACCAACAGATTTTACCGACGTGTCTAAATTAGACGAATACGTACATCCAATTACCGTGGAGGCTGCCAAAGAGGTGGCCTCTAATATGCGAGCAGATGACCTCAGAGAGCTTGTAGATGGTCATGGGGAAGATCCCCTAGAGTATCTTACTATGGAAGCTAAGAGAGGCATATGTGTCTACTTCCAAGTGCCTAACGGCAGGATTGCCGGAATGGCTGGTGTGGAAGAGAATGGTATGGTATGGATGTTATGTACAGAAGCGATAAACGATTACCCTGTGACTTTTGCAAGAGAAGCAAAACGCTGGATTGAGAGTAGAACAGAACCGCTTCTATGGAATTATATGGACCCTCGTAATAAAGTCCATAAAAAACTACTCAAATTTCTAGGATTCAAGTTCCTACGGGAAGTCCCCTTTGGACCTAAACAATTGCCCTTTATAGAGTTTTGCCGTGTGTGCAAATAGTAATGCAGCCAAGACTGCTAATGAAAATGCGAAGATTCAACATCGCTATAGAATGTGGAGCAGATACCATAAAACCATGCAAGCGTATGGTCGTTATGGTATTCAAAAAGTCCAAGGGAAAATAGAACAATTCCGTATTAATTCAGGGTTGTTTAGATCTTGGTCGATGGCTCAAGGAAAGCTGAATGCTATTGACAATAAAGTCAAAGAAGCTAATCTCAAAGGCATGCTACAGTCTTTAAAGAAAAGTCAGTGGAGTAATTTAGTTGCTAGTGGAAGAGCTGGTAAATCAATCGAACGTTTTGGTGTTATGGAAGCTGGAGCTTTAGGTAGATTCTATGCTGATAATATCAATAAATATTATAATATTAGAGAAAAAACCAAAGCTGGTATGGAGTATGCTCGTATTAGTTCAGGAGCTAAAATAGATGCATCTGCTGCTAAACACGCATTTACCCCTACACCTGATATACAGACTGCCGCACCTGCTATGAGAAGTGAATCTATGTTTACTGATATTTTCCAAGGTGTGACAGGTATAGTTGGTATGGCTACTGGCTTGGGATGGAAGCCAATCGATATGTCTGATCGAAGACTTAAAACAGATATCAAGAAGATCGGTAAATCCATCAAAGGTCATAACATATATAGATATAAATACTTAGATCAACCCGAAGAATACATTGGAGCCATGGCTGATGAAGTATTCAAAAAGAAACCATCTGCTGTCTTTAGAATGGACAATGGATATATGGGGGTTGATTATTCACAAATCGACGTAGAATTCAGGGAGGTCGTTACTAATGCAAACAGCTGAAAAGAATGAATTCTCTGATGTAGAAGTTCTAGAAACTCCTAATTACTTACCATCATATGATGCAACTGCTAACTTAGGTGCTTGGAATAATGCTATAGCGCAAGCGGGTGATAATGCTAAACAACGATTAGCTAATGCAAACCAAGGGGTAAAAGCTCAAAGTGAATTCTTTACTTTATCCCCAAAGCTTGCCAAGGCAGCAAAGGGTATGTATGATGCTAATGATAAACGCCTCCTTTATCAAAATCAGGAATTACAACAAGAATTATTAGCTAAAGGTTACTCATTAAATGTTAATGATTTAGCTGCTTATAATCGTAATGAAGATAATCATAACAAACAAACAGGGTTCTTCGATCAAGAAGCACAGAAATTAGATGAGGCTGGTCATTCAGAATTAGCTAGAGAAATACGTCAATTAACCGGCCGTCGTGGTAAGGTATTTAAACGTATGCTCATAATGGATGCTGCTGGTACTTATGAGGCAGATTTCATTAAAGGTCGTAGTGATATAAGTATACCAAGAGTAAACAACACAGACGGGGGAGAAGTACCTGATCTAACTTGGGACAACGCTGAGACAACCGCAGAGAAGCGGATGATAATGTCTAAGTGGAGAGAAGAACATGGTTTAGATATAAGTGAGATTGGTAAATTTAGCTCTGAGCTTTTAGAAGATATCTATTATTCTAAAGTTCGGAAAGTTGATGAAAGGATTTTAGGTGAAGGAAACCTAGTTGCTAAGAACTTAGAAGAACTTCAAAACATAGAAGAAGCCTCAGCTCTTTTTCAGAAATCAGGAGGATTAAATACTGGTCTATTAGGTAAAGAAGTATACGGTTGGATAGAATCAAATAAAGGTCGATATCATGGAATAGATGGTGCATCTTTAAAAGCTAGAGAGATCTTATTAGGTTTAGTAGAAACTGGTAAACTTTCAGTTGAAGGGTTTAAATCTATATATACTTGGGAAGGTATAGATCATCGTGGTACTAACAAAAAAGAACATGTTGGGATCTTTAAGCATTTCAATGAAGAGAATGCAGTTCTTCAATCTAAATTAGAGGCAGCTGAAATTAAAGGATTGAATGCAAATGAAGCAACAAAGAATGCTAATGCTTTAAGATATACACAATATTGGGAGGGCATTGCAAAAGAAAATGGTAGACCTTTTACTGAAGCTGAATTAGATCAAATACAACAAGGATGGAATCAGCTTAATATTGGCCAACCTTTACCAAAAGGTTTACAAGATCAGTTTTATAAAACTCTAGAAGATAAAACTGATGATGCTATAGTTGCTGATATTGAAGATAAACTTCGTAGAGGAGAAAGATTAACTGATGAATATACATATATTAAAGGTGATCCAGAACTCTTTGCGAAATATCAAAAAATAACTGCATCTGAATTAGGCCAAGGTTTAGACCCAGCTCTAGCTAAAGACAGCAAGAAATATGTTAAATCCTTAGTACAAGATCATTTTGAAATGACTCAAGGTGTAATGGATACTGACTCACCAGAGTATCTAATTATGCTAAATAATGCTCAAGCTGTTTATGCAACAGCATATCGTAATGCTGAATTTCATACCGCTAAAGAAAAAGATACTTGGGCTAGACAACAAGTTGAAGCTGAATTTGCTAAACCTAATCAAGGAATGTTAAGGTATAAACGTTCTGTAAGATCAGATCAAGCATATACTGCTAATAAACTACAAGCCTTAAACCATATAACAAAAAATGGTGTAGGTAGTGTGAGGCAAGGTATACTACCCGGAACAGAGGATAGCTTCAAATTATTAGAAAAATGGGCAGCTAATCCAACAAGATCAATACCTCCTTTATATAATGTTTTAGCTCAGAATTTAAATGTAGTAAAGAATGGTAAAAAATATACAGGTTGGCATTTAGCTAACGAACAGTATATAGCTGTAACTGGTAAAGAATTACCAAAACCTCCTGCTATAGGGGTTTATGAATCTAAAAGCCCTATGGTTCAACATAACTTATCTAACTATCCTAGTCCTAACTCAGTTAGGCGCGCTGCAGTTATAGATAAAGGTGAAAATAATTTTAATATAGAAGGAGCACTATTACCGGGATTACAAATAGCATGACTGATAGCAATTTAACACTACAAGATGCTGACATTGATGTAGAACAAATACAAGGTGCAGCTGAACAAAGTGCTGAGTGGTTACAACAAGCACAACAACAAGACATGTTACTAGACCCGAACCAAGGTTCAGAAGGGGTTGGTACAGAGTCCACACAACAACCACAACAACAAAACGACCCTAGAAATCAAGAGCAATGGGGTATAGGTGGTGTCGTTAAAGAACTTCAATCAGCATTTCTAGGAGGTGTACAAGATACAGCTTCTTCAATTGTAACTTTACCAGAACGTGGTCTCGATATGATGACTGGTGAGATGCAAGAGGAGATGAAATCTGATGAAGGATATGACGCTGAATGGGATAATTGGTTTGTAAGTAAAGAGAACCCAATTGAAACTAAAACATGGTGGGGAGGGCTTATTAGAAGTGCTACTCATTTTGGTACTATGGCAGCTGCTATAATACCTGCAGCTAGTGCAGCTGGTGTAGGTGCTACGGCACTTGGAGCTGGTAGAGCTGTGACATGGGTTGGTGGAGCTATGGCTAATCAATGGGTAAGAGCTGCTGCTGTTGGTGCAGCTTCAGACTTAGCTTCCAAATATTCTCAAGATGCCAATGCATTACAGATGTTAAGAGATCGGTATGGTTTTATGGATACCCCTTTTACAACTAATGACATGGATCATCCTACTCTGAAAACATTTAAGAATGTAGTAGAAGGATTAGGTATCGGTGAATTAGCTAATGGTATATTTCGTATAATGGGTAAAGGCATGAAACGTGTCTTACCTGATGGTAAATTAATTGATAATGTAGAAGAAGGTATAGCAAGAGGTGATGCTAGATCTAATAGTGTTGCCGAACAAACTTTAGAAAAAGCACAGGATGAGCTCATTGAATCTGGTACAGAGTTCCGTGGGCATAAAAATAAACCAATTGCTAATGCTGAACAAGGTGCACCTACTTCTAAAGATAACCCTGTTGATGTACGGAACTCACAAAAGAGAGTACGCAATGAATGGGGTGCAGAAGAAGGATCAGCTGGATCAGTAACAACTCCAAAACAATTAGAAGTAGCTGCTAAAACCAAAGGTTTAAGTGAAGAAGTTATAGAACAGACATTCAGAGATTTAGTCAGCGAACCAAGGTTTGCATCTGAAATGGCTGCTATACAAGCTGGTAGAACTACTATCAAAGAAGTATGGGGTGATGCTATAGAAGGCTGGCAACGTATAGGACTAGGTAGGGAAGCTGCTGATTTAACACCAGAAGAATACTTTAGAGATTTCTTTGAAGGTAGGTCTGGTGTGAATTTAGGTACACCTGACGAAATGCTATTTTGGTCGGCTAGAAATGTAGTAGCAGCTGACCTTGTGGTAGGATCTCTCATGCAAGAGATCAGAGATTTAGGTATTGTTGGTAGAGAATTATTTGATGTTGCAGATTTAGGTAGTGTTGATGGGCCAACTAAAGCCTTATTTGATAAGCTTTTAACTGCTACTACTGAGATTAGACGATCAGAATTAATATTATCTGATGATTATGCAGCATTAGCAGCACGAGCTGACGCTACTCCTGCCATGAAACAGGCAGCATTAGATGCACAGAAACAGTTTGTGTCTGGTAATCTACAATCTAAAGTACAAGACTCTATTGATGCTTACAGATTAGCTTTAAAAGTAGCTGGAGAATCACAGGATGATGATTTATTCAAGATGATATTTGAAACAGTATCCATGAATAAAGATATCAATAATCTAAAAGACTTCGATAACTATCTAAGGCATAAAATTAGAGGTAAAACATTCAAAGGTAAAGAAGATATTGGTCTAATAATTAAAGGATGGGAACGAGTGATGGTTAATAGTATGCTGAGTGGACCTAAAACTCCAGCTAGAGCACTTATTGGTACATCTACTGCAACCTTCCTAAGACCATTATCAACAGCTGTTGGAGCATTTTCAATGGGTGATGGAGCTACATTGAGAGCTTCACTATCTTCTATGAATGCTATGAGACAAGCAATACCTGAAGCATGGACTTTATTTAGATCTAGACTTAATTCTTATTGGGCTGGAGATATCTCTACTATAAAAAATAGATTTACAGAGTATACAAAAGGCGATGAAAATTGGTCCATGTATGGAGACTGGGTTGAAAATAGTGGTCGTGCTACTGATGGTGATAAAGCTGCTTACTATATGGCTGATATGGCGAGGGGGCTTAACGATAATAAGTTCCTTACTTACTCAACT